TATTGTGTGGGCGGTATCGACCTATCAAGAACCACGGATTTAACCGCAGCAAGCATTGTAATAAACCGGGACGGAATAAACCATATATTCACACGGTTTTATATGCCACAAAAGCGGTATGAAGTGGCAATTAACGAGGACAACACGCCGTACAACATATATAGGGACCGGGGTTTTTTGTTCATATCCGGGGAAAACCAGGTGGACTATAAGGATGTTTACAATTGGTTTATCGAACTTGTGAAAGTGTATAAAATCAAACCGCTAAAAATCGGCTATGATAGGTATTCGGCAAATTACCTTGTGGAAGATTTGAAAACCGCCGGGTTTCACACGGATGATGTATACCAGGGAACGAACCTCACACCTATATTACATGAGTTTGAGGGGAATTTAAAAGACGGGCTTTTTGATTTTGGGGACAATTCCATGTTGGCGGCACATTTCCTTAACGTGGCGGTGGATATTAACCTAAACGATAGCAGAATGAAACCTGTAAAAATTGAAAAGCGTATGAGGATAGACGGGGCTATGAGTGTGTTTGATGCCCTCACAATGGTTTCCAAGTACCACAATGAGATAGGCAAGAAATTATTGAATATA